CCGGGGCGTTACCTTGTTGAGGCTGCTGGGCTTGCTGGCCCGACTGCGCTGCGGAGGCAAACGGGCCACCGCCGAACATGTTGGAGGAGGTTTGGCCCACCGACTGCATTGCGCCTTGGCCCATGTTTGACTGCATTGGCGTCGCCTGCTGCGCGTTTGAAAACATGTTGCTTTGCCCGCCCATGCCTTGGCCCATGTTTGACTGCATTGGCGTCGCCTGCTGCATGTTGGAGTACATGCTGAGCTGGTTGGCGGGAGTCTTTTGGGCAGCTTGCTGAAAGGCGGACTGCGTTGGAGACTGCATCGGAGATTGTTGCGGCATGCCTTGGCCCATTGCGCCCATTGCGCCCATTGCGCCCATCCCAAGGCCCATTGCTTGTTGGCCGGGGAGAGAAGGCGGATACGCCAGTGACCCCTGCGTCACGTCAAGCGCCTGTTGAGGTCCTGCCGCACCTTGGAAGAACCCTGTATTTTGTGCCGGCATTTGCTGGCCAAAACTAAACATGCCGGGGGGTGGGGTAAAGCCTCCCACCAAGTTGCCTGCCATGCCTTCTATGGGCCGGAATGGCTGCTGCTGAGGCTGTTGTTGTGGGGGAGCGGGGTCCGGTTGGCCATTGTTCTGCATATAGCTTCTATATGCCTCGTCTTGCGCCCTACCCACCGACCCGGAGCCTAGGGTCCCAAAGTACGGAGAGTTGTACATGTCCTGCGTGGCAGGTCGTCCTGAAGTGCTGTCTATAAATGCTCGGTACTCTGGGGAGCTGAAAAAGGGGTTGTTTTCGAGTACTCTTTGTTCAGGAAAGGCCGGCATGCTGGGCATTTCACGACTGAAAGGATTGCCCATGTTTGGCACACCTCCGGATAGGGGTGGAGGGCTCACGGGCATTGTCAAGCGCGGAGCTGCGACCTGCTGCTGAGAGGCACGCTGATCTAAGGCTCGTTGATCGGCTACCCGCTGATCTAAGGCTCGTTGATCGGCTGCTCGTACAGTTGATTCAAGTTGCTGTTGAGCGGCACGCTGGGCTGCGGCCTGCCGTTGAGCGACTTGCTGTAACTGTTCGGCACGCTGCATCTGGGCGGCCCGTTGAGCACGTTCCTGTGCTGCCTGTTGAGCGGCACGCTGAGCTGCTGCCTGCTGTTGAGCGGCACGCTGAGCTGCGGCCTGCTGTTGAGCGGCACGCTGGGCTGCGGCCTGCCGTTGAGCGACTTGCTGTAACTGTTCGGCACGCTGAGCTGCGGCTTGCTGGACAGCCGCCAACTGGCCCTTGGCTGATCTTGTTGGTTTAAAGGTGGCCATTTGGGGTGTCCTTATTTGGCGGGGGTATTGGAATTATTGAGCATCGGACTGACCGAGTCAAACGGGAACAGTGCTTGGAACTGGGCACGAGCATTGCCCTGCGTCGGTGGACCGCTAGACGGCGCAGCAGGCTTTGTCGTGGCCGCGTTGGCGTTCATCCCAGGGAACCCTCGAGTGCGGGGTGCGGGCGGAATCTGGCGCAGCGCGCGAGCCGCTTGCCCTTGCACACTGAAGGGGGCCTGGCTGCTTGGAGCTTCTTCAGGCTCTTCAAACCGAGCATAGTTCAGGCCCGCAGCGACCAAGTAGCCGTGCAGCTGTCGGGCGATCTGGAGCTTCTCGCGCTCCGTGCGACCCTTCTTGAGCAGCAGCGCCATGAAGTCGGGGTCCTGTGAGGCTCTCTCCAGCAGAGCCACGGTGTTGACGCCGGGGATTTTGTCAAACACCGAGCGCACAGCCTTGGAGCCCGCAGCGGCAGCGATCAAGGTCCCTGGGCCACTAGGAGCGGCAGCAGAACCAATACGCGCACCAATCACGCGCTGGGCAAGCTCCGAGACCGCGTCACTGCCGGGCACGACGTTGTCCATGGTCCGGTTGCTGGACATGGCCTTCTCGATGCGGATCATCGGGTCGACCAGGCGCTTGATGTTCTTCATCTCCGTGAACGTCATGATGCCGTTGGCACGCATGATGTTCACCAGCGAAGGCTGGTTCGGGGCCAGGGGCTCGAAGAACGCGTCCTCAAACTTCTTGGGACTGAACGTGCCGTTGGCCGTGGTGGCCTTGGTGTAGGCGTAGTCGTACAAGGAGGCCTTAAGGCCGCGCACGGCCGCAGGACCGGCCTCGGTGGCCATGGTGGCGATGTTGCGCATGCCACGAACGGGGGTGCCGCTGTTGAGGATGTTGCCCAGTGCCAAGCTGGGGCGCTCGTCACCGGCCTTGATGACCGAGGCAAAGGCGTATTGGTCCGCAGCACGCTTGAGCAGCGCGCTGTTCTCGTTTTGAACCATGCGAAACACGTTCTCGGCCTTGACCACGTCCGTCAACTCATTTGTCAGGCCCAGCTTGTCCAGCATCGGCTTGTTCTCGGCCACAAACTTCTGCAGTTTCTTGGTGTTGACGCGAGAGACCTCACGGCCTGTGGCCGGATCGAACGTGGTGTCAACCGCCGCTGCTGCGCCCATGCGCAGCACCCGCTGGTGGGCGTCAGCAACAGAGGCCGCGCCTGCACGGGACACGTCGGCCGAGGGCTTGAGGGCCTTGGCCTGGGCGCTGTCCACACCAAAGCGACGTACCGCGTCGTCGTAGCGGGAGGACATGAACTTCACCGCGTCTTCGATCTCGTTCATGCGCATCGCAGTGACGTCTGCGTTGGCACCAAAGGCACGAGTGACCAAGACCTCAGCCGGCAACCGCTGCGCGCCACGGGCGGTCACGTCAGCGGTCTCAGCGGCCGTGCGGGCGAACGTACGGGTGAACACGTCGTTCAAGGACTTGGAGAAGGTGCGCGCCTCGTCAAACTCAGGGTTCTTCAATGAGTTCAAGTCCTGCAGCATGCCCTCGGCCAGCGTGCCGTAAAAGTTGGCGTTGTTGACGTCACCCTTACCTGCCGCCTCACGGGACATCTTCAGCAACGTGGAGCGGTAGTTCACCAGTTCATCTGCACCCAGAGTCTTGACGTTCGGCATGAAGCGAGCAGGCACTTGACGCGTGTCAATGAACTCCTGGGTCATTTGGCCAGCGCGGAATGTCTGCACGGACTCCTTGTCAATGCCCATCGCCTTCATGACGTTGCGCACAGGCAGTGGAATGGCGTCTTCGTACAGGGCTGGTCCCACGCTGACAGCCCGATTCAGGAAGCTGTTGGCGGTGTTAGAGGGCGTCAACGTAAAGGCTACACGAATGCCCAGATTGTTACCGGCGGCCCTGCCTTCTTTCTTTGTAATGGACGAAGCAGTCAGGCTGTCTAACGCGTTTGTCCACAGCTTGCTCTCGTAGTCGCGCGCCTCGCGCAGTGCCGTTTCGGTCTCGTTCTTGACGATCGTACCGATCTGTTGGCGCGCCTGGGGCGTGTCGCGTGTGATGCGAGAAATCTTCGCTGCAGCGTTGGCATCCGCCGCAGCCAGGCGTCCGTCCACCATAGAGGTGAAGCGGGCTTCTTGCAGCTTGGCCGCAGCGAACAACGCATCTTGGGTGCCAATGCCCTTGAGCCGGTCCACCAGCAACTGGTAGGCCAGGTGCGCTTGCCGCCCCTGCTCCTGGCTCTCACCAAGGAACTGAGCGTGGGACTTGCCCAGCGCTGTCTCCAGCTCCGTCAGGGCCAGGCTGCCTGTTTTTTGGGCAGAGGTAGGCGTGATCCGTGGTGCGCCGGGCTTGTTCAGCTGGTCAATGGGCATCTCGGCTTGCAGGCGGCGAATCAGTGTCGGAATGTCCTCGCCGGACTCTTCCAAGATGGTGTACAGGCGGTTCGCGGCCCGCGCTTCACGGGACCCGGCACTGAAGCTGCCCTTGATCTTGCTCAGGCCATCCATGACGGTGGCGCTGCCGTTGATCAAGAATCGGCCGGGCGAGAAGAAACCGCCGGTTGTCTCAGCCAGGAATCGGGTGCCAGGTGCGCCTGGATCATATGCCTCTGCCAAGCCGCCTCCGAGGCCCGCGCCAGCCCCGCCAAAGACTTCGGACAGCATGAAGGTTTTTGGATTGCGTCGAGCGCTTTCGCCAATCCCGCTGACAAAGCGGCCCACACGGGTGCCTGTCATCTGCGGGAGGAAGTACGCGCCAGGGGCGGCTGAAATGGACGAGCCAAAGGTCTTGCCGCCTTCGCGGTAGGGCCGCAGGTCCGGGTCGGTGGGCTCAGGAAACGCCTGGGTAAAGCCCTTCTCCGCACTCTCGCCGGTGAAGAAGCCCGTGAGGCCACCAACCACCATGCCGCCAAGCGCTGGAATAGGGCCACGTGGCATCCCCATCCTCAGGCCAGTAACCGCGCCCATCACAGTAGGGCTGTCCCGCAGGGCCCCCTGCACCGTTCCGAGAAACGTCTCCTTCGCGGCGTCTCCCGCTGTAGCAGGGACCTCCATTCCTGGGTAGGTATTTAGGAGGTCCGCTTCGTTTTCAGCGTCGGTGCGATCTTCCGTGGAAAGCCCTGGGTAGAGCTCTTCAAGTGACTTGGGCTTGGCGGTGGGCTCGGACATTACGGAGTTCCTTTTTTGCGAGCGTATACGTAGACTTTGCGGTTGGGATCGAACACGAGGTACTCCCCGGGAGGGGCCGATTTCCATGCCTCGGTGGTGCTGATCTTACGCTCTCGCACGCCCAAAAGGTCTCGGATGAAGTTGACTTCTTCCAGTTTTTTGTAGGCCTCGCGCCGTGTTTCCATGCCCGTGTTTTTGGTGTCCGCTACCCCCTGGGTCTTGGTTTGGATGCCGTCAAAGACGTTGTCCAAGGCCACGATCTGGTTGAGATACGCCTGCTTGTTGGTCAGGGCGCGCGGGCCGATGTCCAACTCACGCAGGATTTGCGTGCGCTCGCCCTCTGCGAAACGGGGGTTCTCTTGCAAGACGTTGACCACGCGGTTGCGCATGTTCTCCAACATGGTCGTGCCCTGTTGGAATTCCGGCTTGATCTGGCCTGCCGCTTCAATGGGGATGTTTCGGGCGATGCCCGAGACGATCACCGGCACAAAGCCCGTGCCCGTGCTTGACAGGTCAAAGAAGGTGGACTGCGGCGCGCTTTGCACCACAGGACGCACCGCTTCGGGCAGCGTTGCAGGGTCCGCGCCCATGCCGATCACGGGATCGGGAGAAGGGGCAGTCTGTACGGGCTCCACCGCCGCACCCGTCCCTGCACCAGGAGCAGCCGGCGCACGGACAGGTGGCGAAACAGGCGGCGCGGCACTGGAAGGCGCTTTGTTGCGAGCCCGCAAGGCGGTGGTGACAAACTCCGGCAGCTTGTTCTGCTGCGTGCGCAAGGTCTTTTCACCCGTCAACGGGTCGATGTACTCCGTCACCGTGGGCTGTGTGTAGTTGGTCACGGCCGATAAGAAGTAGCGCTCGGAATCCTCGTTGAGGTCACCCTTGGCATACAAAGGAGCGTACCGCACGAACATGTCCAAACTTCGACCTGCCAAACTGTTGCCGAATGGATTGGAGTCGCCCGACTTGCCAGCGGCCTTGAGCACGTCCGCGTAGCTCTTGCGCTGGGTCTCCAACAGCTTGAGGTTGGAGGCACGCACGCTCTCGATTTCCTTCTCAGCGGCCTGCAGGCCCAGCAACTTGGTCTGACGCTGCTCCTTGTCAGCGGCCGAGATGTACTGCGCCATCTCGGCCGGCAACGTGCGTACGGCACCGGCCAAGCGGCTAAAGCCCGAGCCGCGAAGCGGGCGACCCGCATCGTCGACGTTGGCCGCGTAGTTAAAGGCCCGTTGTCCAAGGGACAGGAGCATCTGTGCCTCGCGCCCTTGCGAGGAGTCACCCAAGATCGTCTTGTACAGCTCGGCCCGCTTGGCCGCCTCGGCACCCAGTTCTGGGACCCGTTGGGGCTGCTGGGCCAGTGTGGACAAGAGCTGGGTGCGCGCATCCGCCACCACCTCAGGCGGGGGCGTAAAACCCAAAGAGGACGATTCATCTTCAGCAGGGGTCACACCGTCCTCATCGGACCCCTCGCTAAAACGCTGGACGTACCCGCCACGGGCCATCTGAATCGGAGGCTGATCAGAGGCAGGCATGCCGCCTTCAGCAGGCATGCCACCTGCACCTGCCAGCAACGCCGCAATGCCCCCGTCCTGTGCAGGAGGAGGTGCCATGTCTGCACCGGGCATCATGGGTGGAGCGCCTTCAGGTAAGGGAGGCATACCGGGTGGAGGCATACCGGGCATGCCCTCCATCATCGGGGGCTGTGGCCCTTGGGCCATGTCTTGCGATTGAGGCAGCGCGCCAATGCCGCCACCACCCTGCTGCGCCAGCACAGGCTGCAGCATGGCCAACACCGTCTCGGGTGTCTCAGCCGCTGCGGCGTAGCCCACCAAGTCGGCCAACTCGTCGCGGCGCGCATCAATGGAGCGCATGTCCCCGCGCAGGTTGTTCATCAGGATTTCAGGGCTGTCGGGTCGACGATCCATCAACTCCTCCGGGGTCTCATCGTCTTCGTCGTCCCCATCGTCATCCATGCTGTCCAAGAAACCCTGCATGATGCCAATGTTCTCGACATCGGCGTCCTCGTTGATCATCTTTTTGTCCATATCGTCCTCTTAGAAAAGGCCTGCTTTTTTGGCAGCGGCGGCGGTAGAAAGGCCACCCAATGCAATGCCTGCTGCCTGCTGGAAGGGGCTGGCTGACGGTGCGCTGACAGCCGATGTAGACATCTGGGACGACGGTGCGCCCTTTTGGATGTCTGACAGGAAGGCTGCCTGCTGATACGGCGCATAAATCTTCTGCATCTCCGTGGCGCGCTGCGCGTCCAAGGCCTGCTGGTTGAACGCTTGCTGCGCCTGCCCCGTGTTGTACAAGAAGTTGATGTCGCCCTGCTGCAGAGCCTGTGCCGTTTGGCCCAGCGCGCCTTGCTGCACGCCCAACTGACCAAGCTGGCCGGCCAACGCGCCGAGGCCCTGTGCTGTCTGCTGGCCAATGCCAAACTGCTGGCCCGCCAACTGGCCGATGCCTTGGCCCAGCTGCTGCAGCTGCTGCCCTTGCTGGCCGTAGATGCCGGCAGTGGTTTGAGCGGCTTGGTTGCGCGCCTGCGCCTCTTGGAGCGCCAAGTTGGCAATGTTTTGGTTGATGGCCGCCTCTTGGCCCGCCAGTGCGCCGCCCTGAGAAGCCAAGTTGCCGTACTGCTGCGATGCTTGCAGGAACTGGCCCGCTGCGCCTTGGCCCAGCTGCGCTTGCTGCGCGGCTTGTTGGCCAATGGTGGTGCCGGCTTGTAGCCCCAGCTGCGCTTGTTGCGTGCCCAATTGGCCAATGCCTTGGCCGGCCTGCATCTGGCGCTGTTGTTGCTGCTCAAAGGCGGCCAACGCCTGCGCCTGTGACTGGCTAAAGCCCTGCGACAAGAGGTTAGCGATCGTGCCGGCCTTTTGGTCCATCAAGTTGCGCTGCATTTCAGCGCGCTGCACGCCTTCGCGTTCGCCACCAAATGCACCCGAGCGCACCGCTTGCGCTGACAGGCCCTGCTGCGCGATGGCACCTTGGCGGTCCATCTGACGCATGGTCTCGTCAATGACCTGCTGGCGATAGGGGTCCATAAAGCTCTGTGCGGAACGCGGGTCAAAGCCCTGTGCAGCGCCTGCGATCGTGCCCAAACCGGCTTGGAGCGCGCCCGTGCCCATGCCCAAGCCGCCTTGGATCAAGGCCTGCGAGCGGTCAAAGTCTGCTTGGCTGGATAAGGCTGCCAAGCCTTGGCCCGTGGACAGCGCTCCGAGGCCTCCTGTGAGGCCCTGGCGAGCCGCACCAAACTGACCAGTGGTGTCGGACATGGCCGCGCGCCGCGCAGCTTCGTCTACGGCACCAATGCCTTGGCCAATCTGCCCAATGCCCGAGGTGATGTTGCCAGCGGCCTGGCCAGCTTGTTGCATGGCTGCTTGGGCGTCGGTAAACTGGTTGCGGGTGTCCGCGCCGCGAAGAACGTCGGCCGCCTCACCGGTGGTGTTGTACGCAGAGCCCAGCGCCTGATTGGCAGCGGTCATGTACGGCGTAAACGAGCCCACGCCCAAGCGCGAGGCCGCTTCCATGGCCGCTGTTTGGGCCGGCGTAAAGCCAGCTACCTGAAAGTCAGGCAGCTGCTGCGACAGGGGCTGCCTGCCGGTGTTGAACGCAAGGTTCTGTGCCTCTTGCAGCAGCCTGAGCTTGTACGCTTCAATCTGCGGGGCTTCCCGGACAATTTGTTGTGTGGTTTCGGTTGCCATTTATTTACCTTTCACCGGCCCGCCTTCGAGCATTTTCATGAGCTTGTACATGCGCGCTGCCCCTTTGCGGCGGCTGCCGTTACCCGCGTTGCGCACGGCCTTGGCGGTGAACACAAACTCCCCATCAGAGAGCATCGCAGGGATGTCATCCGAGGTCCCGGTGCCTGGGCCGTTGATCGGGCCCGTGCGACGTGGGAACTTGGTGGGGCGCGCGTCTCCGCCCTTGGCGAAGCCCTGGGGCTGGCCGCCTTGACCGTAAATCAATGGTACGCCATACAGGCCTGCCACGTTATAGGGCTGTGCCACACCACCGGGCGAGTTGGTGATTCCGCCGCCCATGTAAACGGGAGCAACCCCGCCGAGCGGGATGGCGGGACCAAAGCTGGTGGGCGGTACCACGCTGCTGGGGGGTGACTTAGGGCGTCTGTAGCTGGAATCCAAGCCGCCTTGGAACTCCAGGGGATTATCTCGGATGTAGTCGCTACCGGTGTACTGGGTGTCAAACAACGGCTCCTCTTCACCGGGCTCCTGCTTGAACGCACCGAGGGCAGCGGCCCCCAATGTGCCGACGGCAGCCAACGGGGCGTATTTGCGGAAAAAGCCGGCGTCCGATGGCAGGCCGGCTCGGCTGGGGGAGAGGTACGTGTCGTACAGGTCTTTTCCCACGTTGATAGGCTCTTGCACAAACTGACGCACGGTGTCGATTGGGCCTGTCATGCCCAAATTGCCACGTTCAATTTGAATGTTCGTGGGCGACGGGCCGAGGGTTGGCGACACCGACTTGGGATCGATCCCGATCTCGCTGTAGAAGTCGTATTCGGCCGGTGCAGGAGCGGCAGCAGGGGCAGCAGGGGCAGCCGGCATGCTGGCCAACATGTCCTGCGCGGTTCCGGTGGGTCCAATGGCCCCAGCCGGGCCCGCAGGACCAGCGGCACCGATGGTACCGTCGGCCCCCACCGTGGCGTCAGAGCTTTGTAAGGCAACAGGCTGATTGGCCTGTGCAGGAGCGGCAGCAGGGGCAGCCGCTGGCGCATTGTAGTTTTGATACGCCTGGCTACCAGCAGCGGACAGGCCTGATGTCAGGCCCATTCGCAGGGCTTCATCGGTGCTCATGCCTGCGAGCTTGCCAACGCCGGCCCCAATAACTCCAGTGGCAAGTCCTGTGTTCAATGCTGAACCGGCTGCGCCAGGCAAATAGCCGCCAACAGCCGACAACGGGCTTGCACCCATGATCGTGCCGCCGCCGCCAATGTAGCCCATAGCACCGGCAACCAGTGCCTGCTTGACACTGCCGCCTCCGGCTAGTGTGACACCCGCGCTGGCCAAGCCCGCTGCAGTGCCCATCGTCAGGCCCGCTCCAGCAGGTCCCAAAAGCACCGTTGCGCCCACCGTCAGCAAGATTCGACCCACAGGGCTTTGTGCCACCTTCTTGATGGCGTTGCCAACGCTCTTGACAGCGCCTTTGATGCTCTTGCCCAGCTTCTTCAAGAAGAACTCTGGCAGGCCCGTCTCAGGATTGATCGTGCCGGAGCCGCCACGTCGCTTGAGCAGCGCGGCCTCTTGCGGGGTAATGTGTGCCAACATGGTGTCGCCATGGCGGCCCTTGGAGGCCAGGTAGCTGGCCACGTCAGCCAGGCCGCCCTCGGCCATGGCCAACGGAGGCAAGCCCTCCACCATGGGAGAGGCCATTGCAGGGTCCATCGCGCCCTGACCTTGTGACATCTGAAGCTCGTTGAGGACAGCCAAAAACACGCCGAGGAACTCAACGTCATACTGCTCTGGAAGGTCCTCTGGATCAACAAGGTCGCTACTGATCAGCTTCTCACGCAAAGCGGGGTAGCCTGCGGGGTCCTCGGCCAGCGCCTCGAACATCATGATCATCGCTTCGATTTCATCCGGCGTGAGCTGCTCATCCGCCAAGCTGTCTCGGATGGCCGTGCGAAGCATCGCTTGCTCAGCTGGATTGGTCATACCCAGCGCGGTCTGCGCGGCATCATATGACTGGGCGCTCGTAACGGTCGGGCGCGGTTGTTGGGCTTGATCGCCCTGCATGTTCATGCCCTGAGGCAGGGCCATGATGCCTTCTTCATCCATGATAGTCCTTTCCAGTTTTAGCCAGTAGCTCAGTTGAGAGCCGCGCGCCGGGAAAGGACGCGTTAATGGCTGAGATTATCCAACAAAAACCCAGGTTTCGTCCACTGATTACGACCGGTCCATCTCTAAATAGGACAGATAGAAATCAACATCCGCCACACTGGACGTCACCTTAAGCACGTCCCCTGCCTGCAGGATGCAAGGAACCCCTGAGAAGACGTCCATGGTCTGGCTCGTGGGCAGCGAATAGCCCTTCAACAGCCGATAGGGCGTAGCCCCGCCCAGCGGGTAAACCGTCACTGTCAGGGCGCACGCACTGGCGTTTTCGTTGGTCACGCGCAGGGACGAGATCACCGTGTTGTTCGCCTCGGGGGCCGTGTAGATCGCGGTCTCAGTGGCGGCCGATGGGGTGAGATATTTGCGCAGGTATTTGTTGGCCATGTCACATCGCCGATAAGAAGTTGATGGTGAGAATCACCGACGGGATTTCGGGACGCGTGGGCGTCGTGTCAGCGCTGTAGTGCTCCAGGAACACGTCGGTGCTGCTCGCCCACCAGGCAATTTCCAGGTAATTGGTCGTGGGATCGTTGACCGTGAAAATACCCGTGATGGCCGGAACAATGTGCGCCCACGTGCTGGAATCCTTGCGAGCTGCAACGTCAAATCGGGTGCGGCTGGAGGGATAGTTGACCCCGGTGTCCTTGGCCCACACCTCAAACTCCTGTACCGCGTTGCTGCGGTTGGAGACCTGCAGAGTAAAGGTCACCAGGTACTGGCCCCCGCAAGGCACGTAAATCTTGCTGTTGTCCACCACGCGGATGCCGTTGGACAACGCCACTACGTCATAGGTCAACAGCTTCTCCTCTGTCGTACTGACCAGGCCTTGGTCCAGGTTGGAGACCAGCATGGCATGCGGCAAGATGATGCCGTTGGACAGCTGAAAGCCCCGAACTCCGCCTGCAAAGCCCCCGCCTGCGCCAGAGCCCGCTGCCATCCAGCTGCTGGCCGCCGCAATGTTGTCACTGGTGACAGGCGTGTAGGTGCTGTTGAGCTGAAGGATGATCTGCTCAAGAGAGCGCACCAACTGGTTGAATTGCTGAGGATCGTAGCCTGCCGGTGACGCGTTAGGCAGACGGACGTTGGTGATCTTGCTCATCGCAGGCCATCCGGTTGGATGTCGACACGCATCGTGCCAAAGCGCCACCAGCTGCCCAGCTCGTCGCTCTCAATGCGCAACTGAATCTGTCGGCCCCGGGCACGCGTGTCGACCTTGTCCGTGGTCGGCGTGATGATGTACGGGTCCAGGGAGCTTGGAGTGGCACTGGTCTGTGGGTACAAGCGAAGCAGTAAGCGCACCGTCAAGTTCCCGGTTTGACGCTTGAAGTCAGGGATAAAGCGCTTCATGAACAGCACCTGGTCCCCGTCGCCAATGTCAAAGTAGCCCGAGTAAATGTACGCGGGCAACGGAGCCCCATTGGCGTCAACCCCGGTTTCCTGGTTGTACAGATAGCTGCGTCCTGCGGTCAGGCCGTAAATCGGCGAGATCGTGGAACCAGTGGCAGCCGCATCGTACTTGGTGGCAATCGGACGATCAAAGGTTCCGACGTCTGCCCAAGAAGTGCGAGACATGGTTCCCACTGACCAGACATTTTCCAGGTAGTTGTACGTCACGTACCGGTTAATGTAGTCGCTGTTGAGCGTTGGGTAGTACCACGTGACCTCGTTGAACTGCGTGTTGATGCCCACGTGCACGGCAGGCCCCTGGACCACGTTGATGTCTTCAAAGACGTAGTCCTGCACCGTGCAGGGAATCTTCTTGACCGTACCGTCAAAAACGAAGAAGGCGTCCTTGCTCATCCAATACGCCACGCCATTGACGTCTGCCGACGCGTGCGGGCCAATGATGCCGCAGTTGGCACCCAACTGCTGGAAGCCAAAGGTGTAGGGCGGGCCCAAGAACTGCTGGCCATGCAGTGCCGTGTCGGTCCAGATCAAAATCTGACCGCGTGAGCGCACCGCTGAGACGATTTCGTTGCCGTCAGTCAATCGCTGGCCGCCAGCGGTGTTGGTGGCCGTTGCCACGAAGTCGCCAATGGCCTCTTGACTGGAGAAGCGAACGTACATGGGGTCCTGTGTGGTGGGATTGCCCAGAGTGGACTCCGTGCCAAAGCACACCAGGTGCCTATCGGGCGTGGAGATCAGCGCAAATTTGCTCTTGGTTGGAGCCCCTGCGATGGCCGTGGCCCGCGTGCCAAGGCCCGTGGAAGGGTCCCACTCGTATATTCCCCCATCCACCAGTTGCAGGATGAGGTTTTGTCCGTACGTGTCAAACTGCCAGGTGCGCGAAAACAATGCCAAAGACGCCGATGCTGGACGGGGCGTGCCCCACGTACTGAAGCCCCACGTGCCGGTGCCCCAGCCGAAGTCAGCGTAGCTGACGTCGGAGCCAACGTTTATCTGGTATTGCGCGTTGGCCGTGCCGGCCGCCGCTGCCGTGCTTGTCGCCGGGGTCGGCGAGAGAATGGTGTACGTATTGGCACCGGTCACCTCCTGAATCTCAAACTCGTTTTCCAGGTCTGCGTTGGGGATACCGCCAGGGTTCCCCGTCACACTGGAAAATGTGACAAAGTCCCCTTGGATTGCACCGTGAGCCGTGTCGTTGACGGTGACCAGCGACTGTGTGTTGACGGTGTCAAACGTCGCAGTTCCGGTTGCCCGAATGGGCGTGATGTCGGCCCACGCACCGCCGTAGAAGACATAGACCTTGCGGTTGGTGCCAATAGCGGCGTACGGCACGCCGTCCAAACCGTTCCACGTAAACACCATGCTGGCACTGCCAACAAAGTTCACCGGCGTGAGACCAAACTCTGTCCATCCGCCAATCTTCTCCGGCAAGCCGTAACGGAAGCGCACGTAGTCACTGTCCACCCAGCCGCCTTCCGCACCGTATTCGGTGTTCTGTTTGTCAACGCCAGGCTTGAGGAAGAGTCGTAACAACGGCATTATCGGAACCCTGCTGTTTTCTTGGCAATCGCCTTAGGCTGCTTCACGAATTGTTTTCCGGCTTTTTTGCCAGCACGCTTCGCACGCGTTGTAGCAGCATACTCTTTGCTGCTAAGGCTCTTAATTGCAGCCTCAGGAAGATATCGCTCACCTGTTTCAGAAGATTTTTTACCACTTTTTGTCCTCCATTTTTGGTCGCCCCAGTCCTTGAGGCTTTTCTGCGGGGCCTTCATGATGTGTAGCCTCCGCCTGCGGCCTTGTATTTCTTGGCCACCAGCTGTGCTTTTCTCGCGGACCACTTTCCAGTGCCCGTGCCCTGGGTGGCGGCGGCCTTTACCTGAGACACGATCCGCTTGCGCAGCTCGGGCTTTGTGTAGTTGCCGGCCGCATTGACCTTGGACACACGGGATTTGGGTTTGGCGCTTGGCACGTGGTCCTCGCTTACATTGTCGCGCCAGTTGAGGCTGGCATCGTGGTGATCTCAATGGCGACTGAGCGGCGCAGGTTCAGGGTCTCTCCGCAATCTGCGCAGGTGTCTGCCTCCAGCTCCGAGGCGTCCAGGTCATAGCCACAGGCACCGCACACGACATCAATCAGGTGCGAGGGCTCTATGCCCCCATCAGGCAGTGCTCGAGACAGGTTCTGTAGCTTCATGGTTCACCTCGGTTTTTCTGTATTTTACGCAACCAGGCCCGGAAGGTACACCGTTTTTCCGTTCTGCTTCGTGGCGGTCATCACCTGCTTCTTCAGGTTCTTGGGGTCGTAGGACACATGAACCCACCCGCTGTCAGGGATGCCGGGGGTGTAGAACTCCAAGATCAACTGGGTG